TTATAATATTTATTTAATAATTCGAAATTTTCTATATAATCCTCTATACTTCCTTTATTTATTATATCTATACAAGGAATTTTTTCGTATTCATTTTCAGATATATGATCATCGTACATACATTGATTTATTATCGATGGTCTTATTACTTTGATAATTATAATATTTAATTCTTTTATTTTTTCATATTCGTGTAGAAATCTTAAATCACTTATTACATATTTTTTATTTGGAATAATTCGAGATACCAATATATCCGCAAAAAAACCTCGATTTGTATTTGGAATAAGTTCATTCATCTTATATTGCATTATTTCTGTTCCAAAGAATTGAAGAGCTTTTCTTGGAGTTATCCCCCATCTTTCATCTATAATATCTTTTTCATTCCCCATTCCATTATCTTCATCAATACCTACTTGTATATCATTAAAATTAAATAATTCTTTTACAGCCTTTTTTAATGGTTCTGCAAAAGATAATTTTTCATATTTATATTTATTAATTAAATATTTAGCAAGAACATCTTTACCACTTCTTTTTGCTCCACATATAGCAATAATATTATACATTTATTTTTAAAAACTACTATTAACAAATCATTTTTTATTATAAAAATATAAAAATTGATATTTAAGAATTATAATTTATAATTAACTAACTCGCATTATATATTAATGTTTTCATCAAATAATTGCTGGGATATTATGGATATTTATTTCTCAAAAGGAGGTTCTCCAGAATCATCTAATCCTTTAGTAAAACATCAAATTGATAGTTTTAATAAATTTGCCGATAATACCTTGGAACAAATTATTTCAGGGTTTAATCCTATTAAAGTAAAAATCACAAATCCTAAAAGTGATTTATCTATGAATGATAATAATTATAAAATTTCTATCAATATTCTCAATCCTTGTATTACAAAACCAAGTTATCAAATGGGAGATGGAACGCATAATATTATGACACCTTATATTGCAAGAATGAATAATATGTCTTATTCAAGCAGTATATATGTTAATGTTCATATTGTAACTGAATATACTGATAAAAATGGTATGATTGCTAAGTTTGATAAAAACGTAAATGGTATTTATATTGGAAAAATTCCTATTATGGTTAGATCAAAGTTATGTGTATTAAACCAAATGAAAGGAATTTGTGAAGAAAACAATAGTGAATGTATTTACGATTTTGGAGGATATTTTATTATTAATGGTAACGAAAAGGTTTTAATTTCTCAGGACAGAATTAACGAAAATAAAACCTTAGTATTTCACCCAAATAATAATAATGAAGGATTATATGCTGAAATTAGATCAGTATGTAATTCTACATATCTTCCTCCTAAAACAACAGCACTTAATATGAGTGGTAAATTAAATCATATGGGTCGCATAATTCGTATTAATACTTCATTTCTAAGATCAGAGGTGCCCGTTTTCGTATTGTTTCGTGCTCTTGGTATTATTAGCGATAAAGAAATTATTCACCATATCGTATATGATACTGAAATTGAAGAGAATAAAAGGATTATTGCTGAACTCATGGCTTGTTGCGAAGATGCTTGTGATATTAAAACACAGGAACAAGCAGAAAATGTTTTAATTAAAATTATGAATGGTTCTAATAATAAAAATAATGAAAATTCTACTAATAAAGTATTGTTACATAATAATCTAACAAATGATTTTCTTCCGCACGTCGGTAAAAGTTATAGGCGAAAAGCACTTTATGTGGGATATATTATTCGTAAAATGATTAGAATATACTTGGGATATGATACATATGACAATCGCGATTCGTATATTAATAAACGCGTAGATAGTCCAGGTGTTTTAATGAGCAATTTATTTCGCCAATGTTATGGCAAGCTTACTAAAGAGCTTAAAGTAGCTATTGAAAAAGAACTAAATATGTGGCGTGGAAATTCTAATACCCCTCTATGTAATATTATATCTGATATTAGCATTCATAGATTTTTCAAGCAATCTATGTTGGAATCGTGGATTAAATATTCATTTTCAACAGGTAATTGGGGAATTAAAAGTATTGGAAGTTTTCAGAACATTAAACAGGGTGTTTCTCAGGTTCTAAACAGAATGTCTTATGCCAGTACGTTGTCACATTTACGTCGTATTAATACTGCTATGGAAAAAAATGGAAAATTGGTTCAGCCAAGAAAATTAGATAATTCTCAAATTGGAATGATTTGTCCGGCAGAAACACCAGAAGGTAGTTCTGTTGGACTTGTTAAGAATATGGCATTAAGTACTAATATATCAATTGCTATGAATAGTTTTCATATTAGAAATATTCTTAGTGAATTTGGAGTAGTTATTTATAATGATACATATACCTCTACAAATGAAAAATCAGCAATATCATTTCTTAAAAATATGGGAAATAGCAATAATATTTATGTAATAGTTAATGGCGATATTATTGGTTATCATACTAACCCCCTTGAATTATATAACAATCTTAAGCATTGTAAAAGATCGAGTATTATTCATCCTATGACTTCTATTGTATGGAATATTCAAAAGTCTAATATTATTATTAGCACAGAAGCAGGGCGTATGTATAGACCTCTTTACATAGTTGATTATAACAAAGATTTAAATAAAAGTGAGTTGCGTATTGAAAGAATTTTAAAAAGGAAAAATATGAAATGGGAAGAATATATTAAAGATAAGAGATTTGATTATTTTATTTCACCAAATGAGCAAAATATCGACAATGACGACCCAGATAGTTATTTGGACGCAGAAGGATTTATTGAATATATGGATTGTGATGAAATTAATAATGCTATGATAGCTACCTTTATTACTGATCTTGATGAAGGAATGAAAGGAACAGCATTGCCACCTTGCTATACTCATTGCGAAATTCATCCGAGCTTAATGAATGGTATTTTAGGTGTTAACATTCCGTTTAGTGATCATAATCAATCACCGCGTAATTGTTATCAATGTGCTATGGGAAAACAAGCATTGGGAATTTACGCAAGTAATTTTAATAAGCGAATTGATACTATGGGTAATATTTTGAATTATCCTCAAAAATCTCTTGTATGCACTAAATTATCAAAATATACTATGGCACACAAACTACCTTCGGGTGTAAATGCTATTGTAGCTATTATGACACATACAGGTTTTAATCAAGAAGATAGTATTATGATTAATCAATCGGCTTTAGACAGGGGCCTATTTACAAGCACGTACTATAAAGCATACAGGGATGTTTGTAATAAAAATCATAGTACTGGCGAAGAAGAAATATTTACTAATCCTTGTGATAAAACTGATAAGAAACCATATTGTTATGATAAGTTAGATGAATCCGGATTTGTTCCTAAAAATACTTATGTATCAGGAAATGATGTAATAGTAGGTAAGGTAATGCCTAAGAAAATTAATGGAGAAATGTCATATCAAGATAGTAGTTTAACAATGAAAGCAAATGATGACGGATATATTGATATGAATTATAATGGAGTAAATAGCGAAGGGTATAAATTTTGTAAGGTACGTGTTCGCAAAAACAGAAAACCAGAAATTGGAGATAAATGTGCCAGTTGTAGTGCTCAAAAAGGTACTATTGGTATGACATATAAACATCAAGACATGCCATATACAAAAGATGGTATTGTCCCGGATATTATTATGAATCCTCATGCTATTCCATCGCGTATGACTATTGCTCAATTAATGGAATGTATTATGGGGAAAGCAGGATGTCATATCGGAGCATTTGGAGATTCTACGCCATATAACGATTGTTCTGTAGAAGATATTGCTAAAGTTTTAGAAGAATCTGGTATGGAAAGATATGGAAATGAAATTATGTATAACGGAAGAACAGGAGAACAAATTCATACAGAGATATTTATTGGTCCGACTTATTATCAAAGACTTAAGCATATGGTTACTGACAAAGTACATTGTTTAACCGATAATCACGATGTGTTAACATCTTCAGGATGGAAAAAAATTAGCGAAGTTAAAATGGAAGATAAAGTTGCTGTATTAAAAGATGATAAATTGGTATATGAAAATCCTATTAAAATATATAAATATCCTGATTACAAAGGATATATGTATAATATTTCAAACAATATGATTGATTTAGATGTTACTATTGGTCATCGTATGTATGTGAAAGAGAATAATAGTCGAGAATACAAATTATTAGAAGCAAATAAAATACAAGGAAAAGAAGTTAGATACAAGAAAAATAGTATTAACAATAATGCTGAAGATTACCAACTCGAAATATCAGAATGTAATACTATCAATATGGAAGCATTATTATCGTTTGTTGGAAGATGGTATGCTAACAATGGGGTATATATTAATAATGATAATTTGATAAATGAATATGGATATAATTATGATAATAATAGTGTTGTTAAATTTATTAATAGTAATGATAAATATTATTTACCAGATTGGGTATGGAAATTAAGCACAAAGCAATGTAGAATACTTGTAAAAGCAATGGTTTCTGTAAAAAATCCTGATATTGCTAATAATTTTGAAAATATGTATTGTACTTTTATTGAAAGTTTAGCAGATGATATGATGAGACTATTAATTCATAGTGGATGGTGCGGTATTAAATCTAAATATAAAAACTGCTGGAAGATTACTATTATTAAACATAAAAATACTCCTCTAATTAATAGTGACAAAGATAAATCATGTAAAGAAAATATATATTATTATCAAGGACCTGTATATTGTTTAAATGTATCAACTGAAATCTTTATGGTTAGAAGAAATGGAAAATCTGTATGGACTGGTAATTCAAGAGGTTCAAATGGACCAATTGTTATGCTAACAAGACAACCAAGTGAAGGAAGGGCAAGATCCGGAGGTCTTCGTTTAGGTGAAATGGAAAGAGATTGCTTTATTGCTCATGGTACATCAAATTTCTTAGCGGAAAGAATGTTACATGTGTCAGACAATTATCGCATATTTGTTTGTAAAAAATGCGGAATGCATGCTAATGTAAATACTGACAAAAATATCTATAGTTGTAAATATTGCAATAATAATACAGATATAGCACAGGTTAGAATGCCATATGCTTTTAAATTACTAAATCAAGAATTATATACTATGAATATTATGATGAGATATATCTGTAATTAGAAGTTGTATAGTATATTATGAATTATAATATGAATTTTATTGTATATTATGAATTTTTCTTCTATTTTTTATGTTTATGATATATTATATAAACATTTAATACATATTTTATAAAAGATATGGGCGATAATTATAAATTATATAATATATTGGAAGTTAATAAAAATGCTACAGAAGATGAAATTAAAGTAGCTTATAAAAAAAAAGCTATGCAGTATCATCCGGATAAAAATAAGGATCCAGATAGTGCTACAAAATTTAAAGAAATATCTAACGCATATAGTATTTTAGGCGATAAAGATAAAAGAAATAAATATGACCATTGTGGAGATAATAATTATAATGAAGGAGGCAATGACGAGATGAGAAGCCATCGTGATATATTCGAAGCTTTTTTTAGAGGACATGAAGGAGGATTTCCCGATAATATTTTTGGATTTGGAGGTGGTGGTAGAGGAGGACGTCAAGAAAGAAGACAAAGTAAGGCAGACTCAATTGAAAGCGTTTTTAATTTAAAATTAGACGATGTATATGAAGGTGTTAAAAAAGATTTAAATATTAAATTAAAAAAATATTGTACAAGTTGCAATGGAGAATGTCCGGAATGCGATGGAAAAGGTTTCATACATAGAATACAAAATATGGGTATTATGCAAACAGTATTTCAATCACAATGTAACAAATGTGGTGGCGATGGAATAATTATAAGAGGGAAACCATCTTGTAAAATATGTTGTGGTAAAGGTACTTTTAGTAAAGATGTAAAAGCTACATTAATAATACCAAAAGGTGTTAATGAATCATATAGAACAGCATTCCCCGAATTAGGAGAGCAACCAAAAGTAGATACTATGAAGCCTGGTGATTTGATAATAAGTATTAGAATTGAAGAACATCCGCATTTTATTAGAAATGGAAATGATCTACACTATAAAACGGATATTACTTTCATTAATTCTGTAATAGGTACAAATATAACCATACCTTATTTCAAAGAAACTATTGAAATAAATACTAAAATTTTTGGTGTTATTTCGAATGGAAAAAAATATATGATTGAAGGTAAGGGAATGCCTATCCTAAATACAAATAATAAAGGAAATATGTTTATAGAATTTAATATTAATTATCCTAAAATTAAAAATGCAGAAAAAATAGAAGATTTAAGAATATTATTAAATGAAGTATTTATATAGATAATTTATTTTTCTTATTATCTATAGCATAATTTATATTATAAATAGGAGAAAGATTTGTATAATCGGGATTATAACCATATTTTTTTACAAAATTTAATAATTCATACGCCGAAGGGTCATTTAATATAATTTTATTATCATATCTGGAAATTATAAATGTATAATCCTCGCTTGTTATAACATTTTTATTTATATAATAAATTTTATCCATATTATCTTTATTATCAATAGGATAGCTTATTCTATGTTCTATAGGATAGCCATATTTTTCCTCTAAAGAATAATAATAAAACGCTTGTGTATTTATTTCGTTGTCGATATCATTATCTTTATACGGAAAAATTACTTGTGATACAATATTGCTGTTATTATTAAAAGTAATACTCGTTTTTTTATTAACAAAATTGTATTGTATGTAGAATATATAATTATTTAATAAATTTTTTACATCATTTTTGTGAATAACGTATATATTATATACATACGGATAATCTAAATTTTCATTTGCTTTAGATGTAATGTCGATATCACGGCATCTACTAATATTGTCAGCATTTTTATATATAGTATCGTAATATATTATTAGTATTAAGAAAATCATTAGAATTAAGAAAAACAAACAGATAATATGTTGATATATACTAACATTATATGCGTTTTCAGAAACTTTTGATAATGTATATAATATATAATAAGAGTATGCTTCAATAGGAATAATATACGATTTAAGCATTTCATTCATTATTTACTTTAATATAATAATTTTATATTATGTAATTATTTTATCATTATTATTTTTAGCATGCATAATATCATATATTATACTTGGATTATATTCATTATTGATAGCATAATTTTGGGTAAATTTTATTAATTCATTTGATGAATAATTATAAATTGGTTTATCGTTTTCATCTACACACAAAATTTTATATTTTTCAGGAGTATTGAAAATTTCAGAACTTATGTTTTCAATAATTTCTGTATTAAAATTTTTCAAATTAATATAATAAACATGTGGTCTTTTTTCATCATAATTTATATATTTAGTTAATAATTTGTATATATATAACTTATAATTATCAATAATAAAGTTTGTAATATAACTTATTTTGTCAGTCTTTTCTTTATTTTTATCAGTATATGTAATTTTTTCATAATCACTAATTAATTCTTCAAGACTTTTAATACCATAATTTGATTTATATGTTTCTCTTTCATCTGTAAGACGTTGAATACCTTTATGATTAGTTGCTATATCATCACTTGTTATTTCTTTTGCTAATTCTGATTTAATAT